GAATACGGCTGGTATCGTAACTTGAAACCAACTCCGGATATTCAAGCATATACTTATCCATACCAAATGACATGAACAACGAATGCTCACGATCGAGGTTGTTTATGATAATAGGCTTACCGCCTACGGTTCCCCCTTGTGACGAGATGTCTGTAACCGGATACAACCCGCTCTTGATATATTTGGCCGTTGACAATCCACGTAGCTCCGACGCCCCTATTTTTTGGTAAAATAAATTATAATGAGCGACAGAAGTATAATAATAAGCATAGTTCCGTCTAGGTCCCCTATCTATCAATGCCGTTAACCACTGATACCTGTACTTGCCTATATCCACCACGGACTGGGCTGTGGCCTTGGCGATACCCGTAGCCAGACGGATAGCCGTCAGCGCTATGCCGACAGGGTTGGCTAAAAAGAACATGCCTCCACCGACATATTGCTGTGAAGCCGACTGATATGTATACTCAGCTATAGCGGATATTAAATTAGCCATAGCCTCCACCGTAGCCAATGACGTTGCCATACTGTAAGCCTTACTCCCTAATATCGTCCATTTAGGGTGATCCTCCACCTCCCTGAATATACCGGAGGATTTACCTAATTGATAACCATCAACAAGGCACTCGGTGGGAGCGTCAGGCTTGTTAAAGGCAATATCAGGACTTAAGAATGAATACCAGATATTACCCTTCCTGTTAAACGGATGCGTTATAAATTTCTCACGATTAATATCCTTATAGATATACATATCATCAGACAAATCGTTGTAAGGGTAATTAGGATAAAGGTTAGCCGATCCGTCGGGATCATCGTACTTAAACATATCATAAGCCAGACCGGTTCCGATAACGCTCTTATCCAACGTCCTATCGCCCCTATACAACTCATATCCTATTATAGAATCCCTTCTAGCCTTATCTATAAGACCGTTCTCTACCGCTATATCCAAAAACTCATTAACGATATCGTCATCAAGCATCACCCCCATAGGATAAATATAGGAGTCAACTCCATATTGACCGGTCAGCTGAGACGGATTACCCATAAAAGGAGCGACAGAGTTATCCGGGAACTTGTAATGACGTATAGGTCTCTGACAAAACGTGGTTGACGTATTGGGGTACTCAGCGTTACCCCCATTACCGGTGAAATAAGACTTACCCCCAACTGATTTAGGAGACCCATAGTATTTCGTCAAAGAATCTATTATGTCCTTCCTCTTTGATCCTCCCGATGATATCCCGATCTTACTTGAATCATACAACTCAAAATTAGCCGGGTACTTATTGGTAGACTCCCAATATCCGAAATCACCGTACTGATATGGTCTGGGAGCGCAGTCAGCGGGTTTATCCCCACATGAGATACATTTCGCCTCATAGGTAACGAATCTCCTTAATTTCAATTCTTTTGTGAAGAAGGACATGTATTTCACCTCCAGTGGCCGAATGCCAAAACAGAACGGGGCGGGGAAGATGGCGGTGCCGGCCGTATAGAATCCGGCAAGCTCCTTCATGTCCTTCCTCATGGCGAAACCGGTGAAGAACACGCATACCGCAGGCTCGATGCAAACATATATCTTATGGAAAGTAGTCTTGTCATCATTCCAGAACAAGTACTTTGGCATCATAAATATCTTATGATACACGTAATTCACTATAACACCTTTCTTGGCATCATTAGCCAAAGGATTAGGAGCCACGGTACCTTCCTTGTCCGAGAAAAACGTTATACGAACCTTATTGTATGATGACGAGTCGCCGATCGGATAATTATAGCTACCCATCATCTCTATATACATAATACCGTTATCAGGATCGGATAAACCACTTATGTATTTCTCGTAATCCAACTCCACCCATCCGGCGTATGAGGATACATGTGGATAGAACTTGAAATAAGTCAAGTTGCTTCTACCTAACCAATTGGTCTTGGCGTCAATATCATTCTGCGTAGACACACGACCTTCCCAGTCAGTAGTTATACCGGTATTAAACTTAGAATTATCACCATCGCCAAAAAGACACATGGCGTTCTCGATACCAAACTGACTCTCATATTGGGGGAAATAAGCCTCCATCGTATCCATTAACTGATCAAGCATCGTCTCCGTATGCTTCTTTCCTTCCCATCCGGGATATTGATACAAATATGTGCACTTACCCAATGACCTACCCCCTTGGAATGTAGGAAGTTGAACATCGTTAATAGTAGGATTCACGTGAGGATCACCTACCGAACACCCATTAGTACATATACCCTCATCATACAGCTGCCGGACATTAGACATATCCTGACACAAGACCAGGGCGGAGGAGTCTATATCAGACGGGAATTTATCCTCATCCTGACCATCCAGCCATTCCTGAACCAGATCTATGATATTCTTACCTCCACTGGAATAATTATCGAAATCACACAATACAGAGAACTTCCTTTGTGACTCGGCATTACTTTGTATTAAGGTGGTAGGCTCGGTCTCCGTATAATCACTAGCCAGCTTATACGTAAAATCAATCCTAGAATCCACCAAAGAGTTTTTATCCAATATAGTCCTGGTCTCTATCCTCTCGATATCATCACATCCACTAGGGAAATCGGGAGCCTTTATACCGTCTTGATCCTCTGGCAATGATATAGCAGCGCATAACTCGTCAGTAATACCTACATTAGATTCTATGATATCACACAAGTTCTCTATATTATCAGCGATATAATCAATAGCATCATCTACCGTAACATCTTCCCCCATCGTGTTGATAACGAATTGGGTCTCTCCTACCGTGGCATATTCCTGCTCTACATATCTGAGTTGCTTAACATCTAGCTGATTCTTGCATTCTCCCCCAAAATCATCAAATCCCCAAGACGGGTCGTTTATGATCTTTGCCGTATTCTTAAACTGCCAAAGATAACGGCGGCTGTTCCCGGCGCACTGCGGGTTGTTCTCCAATACCGAAGCCGCTGATAGGTCTTCAGAGTTGCCGTCCTCATCAACGATAACCTCCATCTCCTCCCTTGTGGCCGGACGAGGGATAAGCGGGAATCTAGCTGTCCTGTATCCCGTATTGGTAAAGAATCTTATACCCAACGGATATACCTCGTCACGCATGAAAGAGGCGTATTTAGAGCAAGCCACACCGTCTTTATATAGATTCTCCGTGGCTATCGATGTCTGCCATTTAACGAAATGACCCAAGAAATTAACGACCGGTTGAAGATTCCATTCGTTCTCCACGGTCAAGCCGTATTGAAGAAGACGATTCCCGACAGACGTCATGCCTCTGGCTGTCTTATATACCGGTATTTCCTTGGATAACTTCTCCATGGTCGTGCGCTCGCTATACTGATCCGTAAGGTAATAGATGGTCCTTTCCGTTATCGGATGTATACCTTCTATGAAATACTCAAGAACCGGGCTTTGCTCACCATTAAACCCAACCGTATTCTGTATAACACCTATCTTATAATGAGATACCTGCTTATCTATATTAGACACGGTAAGGCGGATACCCATGTTGGTTGACTTACCCCATAAACCATCGCGGATAACCATATCTTGACGATCGAATAACATGATTGGGTTGGTCAATGAGCAATATCCGGTCTTCTCAATCCCGAACTCATCGCACAACGCCACGCAGAACTGGTAGGTCCCGGCACGCAGGCTCCCCCCGAACTCCACGACCTCCGGCTCCACGCACGGGGCTGTCAGCAGCGGGAATACCAGCAGCTTCTCGCACGCCAGCCTGCACCTTTGTATTGGCGTGTCGTCACCGCAAGTCTTATACCCATGATAATGGTACCAGAAGTCACCATCATCGTCAGGATTAAGCGCCTTATCGACCATAACATATCGCTGGGGATTATATCCATCGGTCCAGTATATCACCTTCCCGCATTTCTCGTCCTTGATCTCTATATCGAAGATCGGATGATGAATGGAGAAATTAAGACAAGGGTCATCAACCCAGTCCTCTATCAGGACCTCCATCAAATCACATATCTCATCAAAACGACCATCCGACTCCTCAAGCCTCTCGCCAAGGATACGATGGATGTCCTTTCCCGATCCAGCCAATTGATCCTCAACGGTCTTGATATAATCCAATGACCGCATGAACGTGATCTTAGACGTATTATCATCCGGATTAGATAGAAAGAAATAAGTGTTATCACCAGCTATATCATTCTTATACCCAATAACCTTATAGCCATCGAATCGCTTACATAAAAGGGTACTAGGCTCGTTCTGGATCTTTAGCTGGCTTCCATCGTCACCCTCTATGGTAGCGTTCAAGGCGAAACTATATTCAGACGGGGATAGATCCTGTGGATGCTTATCCCTGTTCATCCCGGAGTCGGGAACCGCTATGTTAGAATTGTTCTGCACGATGTTATGTTTTTCGCAAAGATAACAAATCCGGCGGATAATCACTTACACGCCGGATCTTAACAAAAACTGTACGTATTATGCTAAAACATTCAAATCACGCGAATATAAAAAAATCCTCCTAACTTTCACAAGTCAGGAGGAAGACTAAACACTTAAAACGTCTCGTGGTAAAGCACAAAAACATAATAATTACGAATTTCCACCCATGTAGTTCGATTGCTTATCGGCATCCTCTACAGATATGTAAAAGAAACCGTTAGTCACGTATCTCTCATTGACATCCACAAAATCAGTAGATCCTTTGTCCACTCCTTTCTTCGATCCCTCATCACACACAGCTACCAGACTATTAAAGTCATTGGAATAACCTACGACTACACCGTGTATATCCCGATTTCGAGGATCGAATACGTACCTCATCTTATACCTATCGTAAGCTAACTCTAAAGAGCTTTTGCTTAGCCTCTCATCTAATCCGGCACCCGCTACCAAAGCCAAAACGCTCTTTGATATGTCACTCATGGTGGTATCCTTGGCCGGAGCCTTAGGCATAGAAACGCCTTCCATGACAAAATCCAACGCCTTATCTAAAAGCTCGTCGAAATCATCATCTCTTATATAATCCTTAAGCACCTCCAGTATATATAACCGGACATGGAGTTCGTTATTTACATCATTCAATGTGACCATAATACTAGTTTTCGGCAAAGCTAGATTATTCCTGCACAATAAAAAATCAAATATGTCATAAGTAAAGGACTAAAAAATAAAAAACTCCCCCCCCATCCTCACGGACGAGAGAGCTGATAAATATTTGTATTATGAAAAAGAACAATCACTCACCTATTCTTACAATACAGTCACGAGATTCCTTGTTATAGATCATCGTGCCTACCTTAGAATACAAGGTCTTTATATTTTGCCAATTATCCTCACCATGGGCGGATACGTTGGTAGGGGCATCACCAGTATAAACCTCCTCGCCTCCGATATTGACAAAATCATATCCACGTTTCTCCATCGTACCTCCCTTATATGCCGTGAACCTGATAGTGACATTACCTTTCTCACGACCACCATACCAGTTACCGTATATACTGCACCTGATCTCAAGAGGTAATTTATCGTAATTATCGCCATCCAACAACGGCCCCATCTGGATCAAAGCGGCCTCATTACCTGATTCCATATTATCACCACCGTGGATAAGATAATCACCTACCCGTTCCTGCGTGGTCTGGTACTGTTTACTCCAACCAACCAGCTTGCCGTCAACATCCGGGAGGCCGGTGTTATCGAAACCGGTAGCCGTGTCAAAGTCAATGCCGTCCTCGTCAGCCCAGATATACCTAAGAACAAGGTAATCGAACTCCGGGATGATCACCACCGGGACGGACTCCTGCCTGCACACGAACGTCTTCTCTTCCTTGGTTCCCTCTTTTATAACCTTGTATGTTACCTGACGTATCTCGCCGGTCTCATTAATATCAGCTGTAACCTTAACCTCAGCAGGGCCAGTACCACTTGTCTTATCTAAATGTATCCAATCATTTTTCTTTGCCATATTATCTTTTTTTTCTTTTTAAAAAACGTATATTCGCGTCATAATCGCGGGGTGGAGAAGAGGTATCTCATTAGGCTCATAACCTAAAGATCGAGGGTTCGATTCCCTCCCCCGCAACTAAATAAATTTGATATACTTATCAAAAGCATTAGGCCACATCCGCTCATAAGACAGCATCCTCCTCCTATTATCCTCAGCCAGCTCCCGGTAATCATTCAAGGTAATCATCGACATCTTAAGCTCTTTCATGGCCCTAGCGAACTTACCCGGCTCCTGCTGGGCGTATAGTTTATAAGCATCACCAGCCCCTTGTATCAAACCGTTAACGGCGGCGTTCTCGAAGATCTTCATCTTGATATACGTCTCGACATAATCCTCAAGATAACCTAACGCCGTTTCAGGTATATACGGGAGACCGTCATCGTCCTTAGGCGTAGCACGATATATGATATAAATAAATCCATCAAACCCGGTATACATAGTATTGCCGGATATAGTTATATCATAATTATCCCAATCATACTTATCCCGATACTTGTCGGCGGCGCAATCACGCCTCAGTCCTCGACCTATAGACAGCCTTACGGGATGATGGTAATGAAATCGAACCTCGTGAGACCCGATATATATCCTCTCCGTGATCGTCTTCTCAAACTCCTCCTTACAGCACTCGGTGCAGGAGTTCCAACGGAAACCGCGCTCGGTGCGCTCGACCCAGCCGATCTCGTGTTGGAGGTCAGCCTTAGCCTTGTCGCCGCCCGGTATCTCGCAAACCAGAGGCTCACATCTATAAGCGTCAAGCATGTCGAAAAAATCGGAAGGCAATACCGCCTGTTTGTTGCTGGTCTTGACAACCGCCTCGGACATGACCGCTATAACACCCCCGAACCTTTTCAAGGCGATCTCAGCCCATCTATAAACAGACGAGGTATCTATAGCCCCGCTATCATCGTATTTATGTAAATCGGCCTTGATCTCGGCCAACAACCCTTTTATAGTCATATTCAAGTCTTTTGCACAAAGATATGTATTTGAATCCGTGATACAAAAAAAATCCAGTCTACCCTCACGGGCTAACTGGATCACAAAAACTTCTACAGCTTATAAACCCATTTAACTCCAAATACCTTACTCTCCGACTCAACCTCCCGGTACAAGAACTTATACCTCCTACCTGATTCCATAGCCAACCTACACTCCCTGTTCAACGCCGGAGAAATATAGAGATGGAAATACTTGTTCCGAGGCATAAAATCAATACACGTATGTACATAAGAATATCCACCAGTTCCACGTCTGTTAATAGTACCGGTAAGCTTATTCAGATATATCTTACGATTAGGATTTATCTTATGGCACAGATAACCGATGTTGTTTATATAAACCCCACCCTCATCCTCCAGATACCTATCACGTATGACTTTCCAGATCAACGACTGGCACTCAAGGATATCATTCTTATCCACGATCGTATGCTTCCTCCTTTTCCCGTTCTTAGACATAATAGATCTATAGAATCGAAGAAAGTATTGATCAAGTATTTTAAATGACTTTGTTTTCATATCACAAATATAACGATTTCATCCTAATACAAGAAATTTATACACAAAAATACACCGCCTATACCAAGGATGAGGCAAACAGGATAGCCGACAGCAACCTACAGTCAGACGGTATCTCTTACGCCAATGGATTAGCTCAGGCCGATAGATGCGATTGCCCAGAGCCAACAAAGACGTGGTCATGGTCGGTATCTATGAATAATGATTGCATGAGCCATGAACAACTTGTCACATCAAGAGGATTTACGATTACGTATAATAATCAATGTGGTAGATCTATATCTGGGTCTGTGAGTGGTATAGGATATACACAAAACGGAGAAGAGCAGGTCAATAGCGCTAGCTTTACAATTCCCGCAGGATCCGGGACCAAGAGTGGAAGTGTATATTTTAGCCGAGAAGTGGTATGTGGAGATGTAACAATCTCTGGTCATGATTCAGGTAATTGTTGACAATCACTGATGTTATGGTTTTTAATAAAAAGGAGAGACTTATTAGCCTCTCCTTTTTAGATAAACCTAAGATCTCTTTTCTTAGTATGATTAAGTATCCTACTGATATGCCTTGTACTAAAACCTGTTTTGTCTTTTATCTTATCATAGATATAACCTTTGGATACGTAAGCTGACATATCTCCTAGATCTTTTATAATCTTGTCATACATATCATGCACCTCATTATATCTTATGATAGAGCTATCTCTCATCCCTCTTTCGCCTATACCGTCAACTATGACGTTATTGAAACCGAAGAAATTAATTATTGACCTTATTATATTTATCATCACTGAATCTTTTGAGTTTTCTTGTTAATATCCATATCCGGATTCTCGTCCGTAGGAATCTGCAATTTGGTTATCGTCTCCCTTAACGTCTCTGAGACAACATATTCTAGTAGCTTGTCAGGACATACGAAATCATAATCCCATTGAGATATACATGGATCATCTTTTTTCGTTCCACATCCCCCTAGCTCTAATGCTGCTTTTCTGTCAAGAGTTATAAGATCCACATTTATAGCCTCTATATTAATATCAGGGATATAAATATATCCGTCATTAACATAATAATAGTATTGCTCTATATTACCATATTTACGCTCTTTATTATTAGCGTATTTCCTTAACGATATAGGAGTAAATATAATATCATCCATGATATTCGATACCTTTATAATAGCCGGCCCTATACGGGTGTATATCATATCGGGAAGACTTTTCTTGGATCTCATAAGAATCCGGCATAACTTGAACTCATCAAAACAGCAATCAACCTTCCGAACTCTCTCCATCTCCAGACAATTGATATGGGTATATAGCGATTCCTCGCCGAACAAAGTCCCATCAGCGTACTTCTGGGCTATATATGATCGAGCCTTCTGCCTACCTATGGACAATATCCATCTTCTACTGACATGAGCGTCTTTACTAATAGAGTTCATGTCATTTATGATCCTAGATACAAACTCTGAATTTTTCATGCATGAAATATTAAGGAGGGGATATACCCCTCCGGTTATTACTTTTTCTTCTTAACCTTGCCCCCACATTTCAGTTGAGGTTTCTTTTTCTCGGAGACCTTGCCTCCATTAGCCATTTTCTTTTTCTTATTGCAAGCCATAACTTAATGTATTAATATTAACGATACAATATTAATGATTTTATTTAATAGATAAACAATGCGCATTGAATAAGCTAAATTCACATCGAGTCAGACGGTATCTCTTACGCCAATGGATTAGCTCAGGCCGATAGATGCGATTGCCCGCAAGTGAAATGTAATATGAGCGTATGGGTATCCATAGATGAAACGTATTCCTCTCCTCCAGGGGCTAAGTTCACCCTCCATTGGAGCGGTAATGACGCTTGCTCTAGCTTCATTCAAGGAGGAACTGTTAGACTATATTGTTCTAATGTATCTGATAACTATTCTGCGCATACTAGCATATCGGGTAAGTCGGGAAGTTGGTCTAGTACCGGTTTTTTTAGCTCAGGATGTAACCCTAGTAATATATCAGGATCTTGGGATCCAGATTAATAAATAAAAAAAAGGAGAGGCTTATTTTAGCCCCTCCTTTTTATCATATATCAGGATCTTAACAATTACCAGATCTTCCTCCAGAAACACTTATAGACCCACATTGTACTCCTAAATCAAAACCTATGACACCGGTTTTTTTACCAGACCCAGTAGGTATGCTTACGGTAGTACTTCCAGCCGTAACGGTTTGTCCAAGATTATTCTTACCAGTAACAGTTACAGTTATTGATTTAGATGATCCACATTGATTATTGTAAGACACTTCATAGGAGCACCTTAATATGGATGTAAAACCAGACAGGCCATTACAAGGATCACCGCTCAGCATAGCGTTGGCGCTCCACGTCTTTGTTGGCTCTGGGCAATCGCATCTATCGGCCTGAGCTAATCCATTGGCGTAAGAGATACCATCGGATTGGAGGTTATTGTCGGCTATCCTGTTTGCCTCGTCCTTGGTGCAGGCGGTGTATTTACCAGCGATTTGCTTATAACTGATAGTCTTAGGAGTACAGTTGCTAGGACAGTTCGTAGCCTTGACATTTCCCCATCGGTCATCATTGCCAACCTTAGAAGGACATATCCTAGCATCAACTGATTTTTGTAATGCATCCTTGTACCCTTTATACTTGTTATAAGCTTGTTCACTAGCCAGATTCAATGAAGAAGCACAAAATTCACCAGCGCTAACCACCTTAATAGGGCTATCAGGAACACATACATCACCGCATTCGCCCGAACATCTCTTACATACCTCATTGGTATAGACAGTGTAGTCATGTGGATTACAGCAATGTTTACCACCATTCTGCCAATGTCCTGTAGGATTGCACTCGCTAGAATAATGCTCCTCGCTATTACCATTATTACACCTACTATCATCCATATGGTATGTATTATCACATCCGCATCCACAAGATCTGGAATCATGCTCAACCACCTCGTCTTGATCAGAAGCAGAGGAACAAGGATTGGTTTGACTCCTTTTCTTACGATAGGTACACCCGTCGCAATAATAACTCCAATTACCATAAGTAGGAGTATCATCATCGTCGGCGCAATCACCATTCTTATTGGCGTAAGCCTGAGCTGCGGTCTTAGTCGCCGTATCATTCTTGAAAGCATCCTGAACCTTGCTGTCGGCATCCGCCTGAGATACGGTGGATATCAACGCTGACAACCCTAAAGCGCTATAAGGAACGGATAAAGCTACACCATGTTTACATGTACCACAATTATCCTTATAGAACGTAGCGCTTCCAGTACCGGTCCACACACAAGTGCCATGCTGGTTAGCGTAATCCTGTCCTCTCTGGTCTAGGATCTGCTCTGCCTTGCTCCTGGCATCAGCCAAAGAAACCTTGCTGGTGATAGGCGTACCGCCGTTAACCTGCGTAGAGGTCACTGTTATTCTCTGACCAACCCCGCTTCCGGCGCAATTGTTCTTATAGAAGTCACGGCTTGCCACGTAAGTCCATGTACATCCTCCATTCTTATTGGCGTAAGCCTGACCATCAGATCCACGAACCGCGTTCTCAGCCTTCTTGTTGGCGTCAGCCAAGGAAACGGTGGAGGTGTACGGGTGTCCCGGAAGCTTGCTGCTACTTACGGATACCATGTCGCCCACGCCGCCGTCAGCGCAATTGTTCTTCCTAACCTGTCCGGTATAGCTTCCTGTCCACGTACAAGTACCCTTCGAGTTAGCCACGGCCTGACCCTGAGAGTTCACGGCGGCCAATGCCTTGGCGTTAGCGTCAGCTTGGGATACACATGACTTAAACTTACCATCAGAGCTAGGACTTGGATCCGTAACATCATTATGAGTTACGGTAACAGAGCTTCCAACTCCACCATCCGCACATTGACGGGTAAAGGCCTTGGATGCCGTACCAAACCAGAAACATGTATTATTACCACCAGCTATATACCGCTCTTGATTATCAGGATCAGTATAACAGGTATTGGTGTTACGTTGATGTAATTGAGAGATACAGTCCTTACATACGGTCTCTATAGTCTCCCATACCGGTTGCTCGGTCTTCGTATGGCACGTATCATCATAGTTCTTGTTGACGAACGCCTGACCCATTCTGTCGATATAGGCCTTAGCAAAAGCGTCTGCCTCTTCCTGAGAACGGGTTGAGGTAAAGAGCTGACCCATAAGATCCGGGGTTACGGTGATAGGATCTGCATACTGACAAGTAGGACACTTAGGAGTGAACTCCTTGCTATAATTACCTACATATATCTTCAGTTCGGCGCAAGTACCACGATCGTTGGCTATAGCCTGACCTTGCGCCTTGACAGCGGCCTTGGCAAGCTCATCGGCGGCTAACTGGCTCTCGTATGAGTAGAACGGACCTCCGGTCACGTCAGCCTCAGTAACGGTAACCGAAGACGGGATAAGACCAGACGGACAATTATTCTTCTCAAACGCCTCGCTATAATGACCGGTGTACTTAGGAGCCTCATGGCAAGTACCACGCTCATCGGCGATCTTCTGACCTTGATTCATGACAGCGGCCATAGCGACTAAGTTAGCCTCATCCTGTGATACACAAGACTGGAACGGATGACCTTCCACCATATCTTGTGTCACGGTGAACGGATTTCCTACCTGATTAGCGCCACAATTGCTCTTCGTGAACTCGAAGCTAGCCTTGCCGGTATACATAGTGGCGTTAGAGCAAGTACCCTTGGTGTTAGCCAAAGCCTGTCCTTGAGCCTGTACGGCGGTCATAGCCATAGCGTCAGCGGCGGTCTGGGAGTCGTTAGACTGGAATGGGTGTCCTTCTACCATATCTTGGGTGATTGTCACCTTAGATCCGATCTTACACTCACCACAGTTGTTTCTCGTGAACTCCAAGGAAGCACGGCCGGTGTACGTACAAAGGGCGTGGATATTGGCAAGGGCCTGTCCTTGGGCGTCAACGGCGGCCTTGGCCTTGTTATTGGCATCCTCCTGAGATACGGTAGACGTGAACGGATAACCGTCAACCATCCTATCATTTACCGTATAAGTACCACCAGTTCCAGTACCACAATTGTTACGGGTAAACGTACGTGTATAAGTACCGGTATATACAGGCACCTTCTCGCACTTACCTTTCACGTTAGCCACATCCTGACCTTGAGCCTCGACGGCGGCCTTAGCCTTATTGTTGGCGTCTTCCTGAGATACGGTAGACCTGAAATCTCCTGTCACCATAGTCTCATCCACGACAACCTTGGTGCCGTATTGGGTCTCATCACAGTTATTACGAGTGAACTCCTTATTATACCTACCGTAGTAGATCGTCTTCTCCTTACACTCACCTTCTAGGTTGGCTTGTTGCTGGGCGTTAGCCTCAAGATCGGCCTTAGCCTTATTGTCAGCATCCTCCTGAGAGATAATAGAGAAGTACTTACCAGCGGCTACAACATAAGTATAAGGTTGACCGATATGGAACTCATCGCAATTGTTTCTAGTGACTATCTTCTCCATCCTTACGTTATAGTAGACGTTAGTCTGACAGTCGCCACGCTCGTTGGTGATAGCCTGACCTTGCGCCTCGACAGCGTCCTGCGCCAGCTTGTTGGCGGCATCCTGCGATACCGTAGAAGTGAACGGATATCCAGAACACATCTTCTCGTCCACAGTGAAGTCAACAGGAGTAGAACCCTCAGGGCAGTTGGTTCTCTGGAATACCTTGGAGTACGATCCGGTAAATACCGGTATCTTCTCACAGTTACCTTTGATATTGGCTATATCCTGACCTTGAGCCTCGACAGCAGCCCTTGCTAGGCTATTAGCGTCTTCCTGAGACACGATGGATCTGAAGTCTCCCGTAACCATCGTCTCGTTAACAACCACATCCGTACCGTATTGGGTGGAATCACAATTGTTACGGGTAAAGGTCTTACTGAACTTACCATAATAGATATTCTCCTTAGGCTTACACTCACCCTCCAAATTGGCTTGTTGTTGACCGTTCTTCTCAATATCCTCAAGAGCCTTCCTATCGGCGTCCTCCTGAGAGATGGAAGATACGTACTTGCCCTCAGGAATGATATAAACATATTCCTGACCGTCACTGAACTTATCGCAATTATTACGTATAAACGTCTTTCTCTGCTCCTCGTTATACCAGATATCGGTTATACACTCACCATGCTCGTTGGCGTATTTCTGACCGTTCAGGGCTATATCCTCCATAGCCTTGGCGTCTGCGTCCTCCTGCGAGATAAACGACTTGTAAATCCTTTCCTCGACCGTATACAACACCACCGATCCATGCTGGTTGGCCAGACAGTCGTCCTTGGTGAACGGCTGAACCATCTTGATATTATAATAAACGGGCTTGGCGTCCTGAGCTATCATATACTCCTTGACAATATTACCGTCCTTTGACGTTATACGGAACTTAGCCGTACAGATCTGACCGGTATAATTAGCCTTGTATACGATATTAAGCTTATTATCGCCTACCCCATGGCTCTTGTCGTTAATGGCAAAGCAATTACCCTCGACACAATTCTTATCTATTTCCCTTGCCATATTATCCTTCAGTTATTCTCCATGAAACATCATCTCCGGCCTCTACCCTCACGATTTGGGTATCACCATCCTTATTAAGCGTCAACCTTTGCGGATCCACGTTGAAGGGTGGTTCCGGTTCCGGCTCACTACCATCACCGCAAGTGCAACATACCAGCTCGATATCATACTCGGTATTGGACTTGATATCGATGACAACCTGACCGTTCTCGCTAGTCACGTTATCGAAGTCATGATCAAGTATGATATAAGGTATATCATTAGGCTGTTGATTGATATTAACAACCTTACCGTTCAAGACAAACATCTCATGATGCTGTTCGTTATCCATATTCTTAGGCATAGCTATGACAAAGCTAGCCTCATACAAATCAGTGGCTCCGGGATCCTCAGGATCGGCATACACTATATATCTGCTATCCTCTTCCGGGTCTTTCATGGATAAGCCGTTCACGTTCATGGATACTATATAGGACTTGCTCACCGAGCCACCAAGGGTAAGGCAGGAAGCCTTGACCGAGGCGGAGTTGAGCTTGGCGTTGATGGTCGCCGTCCCGCCCTCCATGTCGAACATGACACTGGTAGGATCCACGCTTACCCGCTCTATACCCTTCTGGGTTATAGTAGCGAGCTTCGTAACCTTGCCTTTCTCGACCGCCACGTAAGTCTCCCTAGGCAACCTACCCATCCATCCCGGCTCTACCTTAATAGCGACCTTGTCTGGCCCGGTACCGGAAATCTTGTCGTAGGACACCCATGAGGAACCTTGCTCGATCTTAGCAAGAATATCTTTTAAATTATTCATATCATTCCGCTTGAGTTATAGTCCATTTATCACTCTTACCTACGATAATCTCCAGAATCTGCTCGCCACCCTCAGGAGGATACTCGAAGTTAGTAGGCTTAATCTCAAACACGCTGGCGCCACCACAACCAAGATCGCAGATCATGTCCGGCAACCATCCCTCCTCGAAAAACCGTTCTATAAGCTCCCTGACAGCCTCTGAAAAAGAGTCAAGCTCTAACCTGTCTACGGGAAGAGATCCCTTCTTGAGGGTCTCACCACATACCCAGCCGTCACACTCGGAAGCCAAGACCGTATCGTACACTCTTTTAGCCATAACATGAGGTATTTAAAATATTACTATTCAATGTAGTATATACGATATTAACATCAGTGAACTCATCACCCATGCAATATTTCTTCTTAAACTTAACGGACCTGCCAGAAACGACATATCCGTCATTAGGGACGATAGTACCACAATAGGTAACGCTGAGCACGTTCAACGGCTCGTATCTTAATCTGACAGCTTGAACGCCCTTGAACGAGTCACGCTGGATGGACGCCGTGGCGCCAGATACGGCAACCAGCTTCCTTACCAGAGACTCGATTACGCTATTCATGCTATCACCGTTCCTGATATCCGCCTCAGGGAACGACTGACCGTCATATATGATCTGGGAACTATAGATACTGCGCTCGTCCCCCGGTCTGTATTCCGGCTTACATGGATTACAATTATTTCTCATATCAAATCAATTTATTGATCATTCTTCTTAATTCAAGTATCTCGGCATCCCTATCCCGTATAGCCTTTATCATAGCGTTAAGGGTATCGGACATATCACAATTAGGGGACAATCCCAATGATTCCACACGTACCTTATCACCGGGGTAAATACAATCGGTACTCATGTACGTAGAGCACGGTACTTTCGTGTCGTCTACAGTAGGTCTGTATTGTTTTTTGTTGCAACCGTTCATCACCAAACCTCCTCTTCAGTTCCGCTATCCCCGCCGCTACCACCGGCGTTGACAAGCTCGTTTATAATCCTCTTCAAATCCAGAACCTCACGATGGCATAAATCTATCTGCTTATCCCTAGACGCTATAATACGCCTCAATGAGTCTATAACGACAGAAATGTCAGTACCTTTCTCTATGCCATCCGCTACCAACTCATCGCCTGAGTACAAGACGCATTTATCATACAAGGTTATAGGACATCCATAACCAACACAAGGTTCGTCCTGACAATCCCGATCGCAAGGATCACAAGGATCGTTAGGGCATTTGTTAAGAAATCTATCTATCTTAACGCCATGACAACACTCTTCGGGACGTTCCCGTGAATGATCATGACAACAACCACCTGTATTACACATATTAATAATATTAATGTTTTTAGCAAAGATACTTATTTGATTTGATAACAAGATAACATACATTATTAAACAATATAGGGAATACCCCATTTGTATCCCCTATACTCATAAACTATAATAATAAGATAGGATCAAGACTTCAATTTAAGAACAGGATTACCCCATCTATCTTTCCATTGCCTTCCCAAATCGTTTATAACGCCATTATAATCTTTTATATATCCAGCCTTAATAGCGTAAGATATATTTCTTTCTATTGATACTATCATATCCAGCTCCTCGAAGGAAGCCCTATTTCTTATTCCTTCCTCATGTACGCCAAAAACAACAAAATTTATACCCTTAGCAATTCTTGATAACGATTCCTTTAAGTTGCTTTTATCGCTTATAAGCGAAGATACGCTACTACACATCTCTATATAAGCGTCACCAGCGGCATTTCTTACCCCTACGATATTATCAACAAACCACATCACGACATCGGCGCAAACCTCAGGACTCATTTCCATAGCCACCACAAGGAAAAGATATGGATTCATATACCACATCTGTCCATCCCCCTTTCCCTTTCGGCATGCCAATCCCATTTTGTTTAAATCACTAAGATTTAGGGTCTTGTTTTGTAGGCTGATATTTATCCGCTTACATAAATCCCTGTTTTCCAATCTACTAATTATTTCCCTACATTTCTCCTGGAAACCATCATACTTAATAATATCATTAAGCTTCTTAGGAGATAAGCCCTTCTTAAGCCTATCGTCAGATAAGACTTTCATAGCTAAAGTGATGTTAACAAAACCATTATCACTGAGCGCAGGTATAACAACACCCATCAATCTCCTATCAGAAGATTTGATTTCAACTCTACTTTTCATAACTTTGAACAATATTTTAAATTAAACATAATACCTATCGGTTCGAGATGAATAGATAGGTATGCAAATATAAAATATATTCAACATATAAGCAAGTGTATTACAGTATATAAACTTATTACCCTTGATATATATACAAAAAAATGGAGGAGATATGCAATCCCCTCCAAACACTAAATCAACTATTATGGAAAACCAAACGCATTATCACCAATAACATTGATCCTCTTGATCGATATTCTCAATCCATTTCTCGCACTCAAGATTAAGATCAGCGTACTCCTGCCCCTCTACCATCAAAACCTCACGGGCTTTGGCGTTGGCATCCTCAACCGATATCCATGACCTAAACCTGTTGGCTTTGATAGAGTAATATACTTTACCGGACTTATATCCAAACGGACATACCTTTTCAAACCAATCACCGATCATAGTATTATAGAATACAGGTGAGCAACTACCCTCGGCATTAGCCTTCTCCTGACCTTCTTCCATAAACTTCCTATAAGCTAACGTATCGGCGTCTATCTGGGATATATCGGATATGACAGCTCCGGCTGGTAATTCATATACAATACCTTCCTTGCCTGATGCGCCAGCCTCGCAGTCGTTCTTGTAAAACAAGCCACGAAGAGGCTGTGAGGCCCAGTCCTCGCAGCAAGCCCCGACGGAGTTGGCCTCCCCCTGCCCGATCCATCCAAGCTCCACCCTAGCCTTATCATTGGCATCTTTCTTGGATACGTAAGAGACAAACCTACCTTCCTCTATACATACCTGCTCCTTGGATCCCTTACCGCTTACGCAATTGTTCTTGATAAACTCATCGCATACCTGATCATTATACCATACAGCCGGTATTATGTCGGCGTATGTATTGGCGTAGTCCTGACCGTTGGCTTTGATATCATCTTCAGCCTTGTTGTCAGCCTCCTCCTGCGTATCGCCAAAATAGACGTTGGCCGGGACCCGGTAGTCAACAGAACCGCCCACGTACCCGGCAGGCGGGTTATTTCTGGTGAACGTCCGAACTATTTCTTTATTGCCGTATACCATTGTGATTCACTTTGTCACAAAGATACAATTTAAAATCAAATTACAAAGGAAGAGCCTTTTTGCTTCTCAAAACCTTATACAGATAATCCCTTAACTGCTCCTCGGTAGTTATATACCCAAATTCAATCATCTTAGCTATATCAATCTCTAGCTCCATCAACTCTTTAGCCTTGACCTCCTCGCCAACAGAGTTTCTTATCATAGTCTCATGAAGACCGTAAACTATTATATTCAAAGATCTAGCTAAATCCTGTATTTTATCTTTAAACCTTGACGAGTCCACGATTTTAGATAAAGCGGAAGACATTCTCCTATAAGCATCACCAGCCTTATCTCTGTAATCTATAAGTTGATCATGTACAAACTTCAAAACCTGAACCTCAAATCTAGGATTTATCCACATGGCGAATTTTATAAATAGCAAAGGATGCATCCATATCTTATCAGGTGTCTTGCCATGTTTTGTAACTCTACCTTTTACTTTTACAAATAACTGATTATCACCATTGTCCATTTTTGGACTATGGCTTTCATCATCCTTTAGAGCTTCTAAAAATTCTATGGTTTTAGGACTATCTATAAACACAGAAAACTTTCTTCTTATATTATCGGGATTATCATTCCATTGCTTAAGTAAACTATTGGCATCAAAATAACCATCACTAGTTCTTTGAAAAACGTTAAAATCGCCCATCTTTCTTGTTAAAACATTTACTGTCTTCATTTTTTAGTCTAATTTTGAGATTAATAATTAATTACTTTATGTCCGCTCCCTCGTGAGAGTCGGCGGACATACAAAAATAGCCAATCGGGATGATAAACACAAACCGATTGGCTATTTTTAATATCCTAAAATCAGGACATTAATTACCCATTGCAGATCTTGTCCTCAATAGCGTAAAGGATTTTCGCTACGGTCTTATCACCACTTACCTTCACGCAAGACTCACCAAGATCCCGGACATCTATAGCTTCCCTGATACGGGTAAGCTCGTCATATATCTCCTCTATCACATCAGAGATCATAACACACTCATCAGAGTCCTTATGCTTTGACCACTCCGGAAGATCACCCTCGTAAGGTACGCAAGTGGACGGAGTTATATGTGAACAATTATACTTTCTCATGCCAGCAACTTATTAACACGTTCCTTTAACGATCTCACCTCATCCGGGCATAACCCGCAATCATTATCACACAATGACCTTTGCAGACGAATTATCTTACCCCAATAGGATATATCGGACTTATTCCCGATCCTATACCTATGGTATCTCATATATCTACCCCATTGGCAGGACAGCCATTCGTCTACGGACTTACATAAATCCGTCCTATCAAGGTTTGATATGCTCTGCGCGCCCATTCAGAATCTCCTTTCTCATTTCCTGTACCTCCTCGTCTGGCGGGCATCCATACGGCAGGTTCTTGATCCATTCACGGATCTTTTTCTGCATATTAAGATAAGATACACCCACGCCATCACCCTTGGTACGAACTTGCTTATATATACTAACCACGTCACGTTCCATGGTCTGCAACGGATCTTGCATAACCATACAACCAGCGGTACTTCTAGAAGCGTACTCCATATCGCTAACAGCGGTAGAAGAAGAATGATTCATCATACTTCTCTCAATCCTTTCCCTCTCGGCCCTTAACGCCTTTTCCTTACAAGTATTACAACCCACGACTAAATATTTTTATGTTTAACAATCCACGCAATTGGTAGCCATCTCAAAAAGCTCTCCGACACGATCGATAACCTCATGGGCGGCCTCTATATTATCCAGCCTGACATTCGCCTCGGCTACGGCCATAAGTGTCTCCATCTCCTGTATCTTATTTATAAGATCCTTATCCTTGTCCTCGCATAAGACATCAGTCTTAATCCATAGCCGGTCGAGACGTCTGCGTATAAGATCCGTCTTAAGATACTTGCGACTGAAGTTGTAAGTAGAAGGGCTACCTATGATCTTGATATCATATATACCATCAGGTAGGTCAAGGTACTTGACATTACAATCATCGTAATTAAAACAATTGAGACCTAGCGTTAGACTGGTAAAGGTATTGACCTGATTCTTGCCAAGAAACAACGTAACGGGGTCGGACATCCCAGGGGTAGTGATCTCGATGATCGCCTTCCTGTCCTCCAGTAGCCCCCACTCGGACTCATCCAATACCTGCAACACCTTAGGATCACGTGTCTCTAGCACCTGAAATGACAACCGAATATCATTCATATTAACCTTCTTGTCGTACCGGCACAAGCTATCGTCGTAACGAGCCTGCATATCAAGATCCGGGACATCGGTATAATATGTCTTAACCTCATGACCGTTGATAAACACCGATGTTATCTGGCAAACATGAGACCTAGCGACATCGAAAAACACCATCCTTACATTACCCTCATAATCAACGCCAGATGTCGGGTATGTCAATATCTGGGTATTATACTCACCATCGTTACGTCTAGCCACGACAGTAATAACGATAGGTTTCTCTATATCGTAATCATCCATGATAATCCTAGCGGCGAACTTATCATGAATTATCTTCGGTATGATATTGATCTGATTCATTTGTATTTCTTTTTCACAAAGATAACTATAAAGACGAATCTTGAAAAATAGATCCAAAAATAATGATGGACGAATATATTAGGTGATTATATGCCATTTTACACTAAAATCGTAAAATGGTATATATCTATACGGAAATCCGTACTGGGTTCCACCAAAACCCTCTACCTTCTGGTAAGGTACTTACATCGAAGGCTTCTTTTGCCAATTTTCTGATGATGTTAAATGCAGCGTTGATATCGGCGTTAATAATACTACCGGAAGATGTTTTGAATAATCCTCGTTTGATACGTCTTCCGGCATATTCCTCATGCTTGCAAATCTTCTCGTTATCCAAGAAACTACATTTCGAGGTATAGGATTCCTCAACGATCTTAACATTAATACCCTCAAGTGTAGCTTTATATGATATCATTGAGATAAACATATTAAAAGGAATAGATACAAAGTTCTGGTTATTTCGTTTTCCGATATTGATCTCTTGTTTCCAGCATCTGTTATGACCGATCATGATCGTATTAATGCCATTGGAGACTACGTGATTAATCAATACCCTACTAGCTTTATGAAGATAATCCTTGATCTTGTTATTCCTTTTGTTGGTTAACGACCTTATTCGCTTTGATATTTGTTTATTGCCTTTTAATATTGATTTTAAATATGCTAATCTTTTATTATAATACTGGTTGATGGACTTCAAAGGTCTACCATTGATGATAAAGCAAGAACCGGTATTTGATACGCAAGACGCAAGATTATTAAGTCCAAGATCAATACCAAGGTAATTCCCATTATCATATATAAGGTTTTTCTCTTTCTTATTATATACGATCTCAAGAGCAATATATCCATTCTTAGGAACAAACCTAAGCTGTTGGATATTTTGCTTGTTGGTTCTTGTAGTAAAAGAGAATTGCTTTGGTAACTTAATAATACCTTGCTTTATCCATTTCTGAGAAAAGGCTGTTGTCGAGAAAACAGCCATAAACATCCCGTCTTTGTCAAGATACTTAGGTATTCTTACTTTCTCAGAATATTCACATCTGTTTTTCTTGTTAAGAAGATTGAAGAAGGACTTGAAATTCCGATCAACCATCATAAGTACCTGTTGGGCTACTGGTGTTGGTAAAGCACGATAGTCAACGTCATCTTCTGTTCTTAATTTCTTTTCAAGGGAGTAATAGTTGAGGTATTTATACTTAACAGTATTATCATTCTTATATTGAAAGTAATGCTGCCTAACAACATACAATCCTTTATTGTATAAGCTCTTGCACTTATGCAACAAATCTTGAAGCTCATTGTAATATATTGAGCTTTGCTTGATT